CTCTTTATCAATCAATCCTTTGTTAAACCAATAATTGGTATATCGAAAGACTGTCTCTCCCCAGTGCTCCCTTCGGTTATGATTGGGTAGGTATCGAGCATACCTGGATTTATGAATGTACTGTTGGTATAGATCCATCAAAGGTCCTCCTCTTCCTGTGTCCCCATAGCCATTGCAAACTGAATGTTGAACTTATGTGCCTCAAGGGCACCAAGGATCTCTATTGGGCTGAGTATCGGGTAACAGATAGTGTGTAGCTCCCCTTCATGCTCAATGAAGGCTACAAAAGAATCAGGAATTTGATCTTTGATTTCAATTTTATCAATGATCTCCTGAATGGTCTTTTCAGCTTCTTCTTTTCCCTTCTTCCCAAAGCCACCTTGAATGACTTGCATCAGCGATCACCTCTACCCTGAATGGTCCCATCTTCCAAGCGCTTCTTAAGTTTCTCTACATTGGCTTTAGCTACTTTCTCAAAGTCAATGTTCATGTCATCCAAGATCATGGCAAGGTTCCAAAGGACATCCCCTGCTTCACTAATGACCTTTACACGGTCCACACTGACAGCATCACCCCTCAGAATGGGCTTGATGAACAGGTCAGCCAGTTCCGCTGCTTCCACCATGAGAGAACAAACGGGATACATTCGGTCTTCATAAAGCGCAGTGCGAGAAGCAAGGCGCTGATACAGATTAAAGTCAAGATATTTTTCCTCTTTATTTTCCATGCACAATGTACTCCTCAATGAGTCTTTCCAAGTACCAGCTAGCCTTCTTAAGATCCTCAAGACCATTCTTGTACTTATACCTGTGCATATATTTTAACACAGAACCCTCATAATAGTTACACAAACCTGATCCCAATTGTTGCCTAATGTATTCTATGGCTTCAATGGACCCTTGGTTGTAGTGCTTTGGCTTTGCAACGGCATCCCATTCAGCAGGGGTAGCATTGTCAATACTGTTTCTCATAAAGAATGTCTCCCAGTTACAGTCTTGCCGACTTCTTTCTCTTCTTCTTTGAAGCATTGTCAACATAAGCAAGGAACTCATCTAGTTGTGATAGTGTAAAGTATCTAAACCCTTCCTTCTCACACCACTTGCCCATAGTAATGTCAGAACCTTTACGTACTTTCTTCCTTGGGTCAGAGAGAATAAATATCAATTCATTGTACTTATTGATACTGTCCCTAATGGCTTTGTACTTTTGAGTATCGCCTGTCCTAAAGAACCCCTTGCACTCCACAATGATCCCACTGTCCGAGTGTACAAAGTCAGGTTTGTACTCCCTGTGGATCACATAGGGCAACATGAAGGGTTCAAACTTGAACTCCCATCCAGTCACCCCTTGTGCAAAGTCCCTCTCAAGACCACTTCGGTATCTACTACTGGATCTCGGCATAGGGGATCTCTGGAACCTTGGGTTCATTAACTACCTTGGTGAAGAACTTTGGACCCGTGGAGTACACAAACCCTCGTACACCCTCCCAGCAGACCTTCTTGAAGTGACAGTAGGAGCAGGTAGCCGTCAATGCCATGTTGCCACTCTTGCCATCAGGCACAGGCTCTGCACAGGGCTTCTCAGGTGGTTCATTCTTGTTCACCATCTGCCGTACGTGCTTCACTCGATCCTCGATGGAGTAGCTGATCTTCTCATGTACTGGAGCCTGGGTGTCCTTCTCATCGTACATGAGATAGGTCAGGTGTCCGTTCTGCTTGTCCATTGCAAGCCACCCGTACTTTGTCTCACCCTCGGAGTGAGCATAGGCTTTGATCTGTCCCACATAGGCAAAGGGATCATCATAAGCCAGTGAGCCATCCTTGAACTTCTTGAAGCCGTAGGTGCTGGTGGACTTGATGTCAGTCACAATCCCATCAATCTTACAGTCCATAGACCCCTTGACTTCAGCTACCTCACAGGGGTGCTGTTCATGTGTCACCTTATGCCCGGACATCTTAACCAGGAACAGCAGCATCTCCTCGATGATGTGACCATAGAGGAACTTGATGAGGTTCTCTGGGCGGTACTTCTGCCGTGCTTTACTGTGATAGTGATTCCATAAATAACGGTCGTCCCTTCCGAGATTTGAGAGCCTCAACTTGCGTGCATCGAAGCTCTTGCTAAGGAACTCCTTACGCATGAGATCCTTGACTGCCTCACCAAAGGCGTCAATCTCTTTCTCAATATCAACCCCCTCTGGTGCCCTCTTGGAGAGAACCAAAGAGTAAATATCTTCCACTAGTGTATGAATCATAGAATACCCTCGTTGTGCTTACGGTGCTTGACAAAGCGCATCTTTCGTGTTCTAGGATTAAACACTAGGATCTGTACTCCAAGCATCTCTTGAGCAAAGGTTCTTTTGAAACCCCAGTTCAGCTCACTCTTCTTGCTCTTGATGTCAAAGAGCCAAACCTTTCCGTTCTTGATTGCAACAATGTCCACTGGACCCGTTGATCCACTGTTTTGATAAACCTCAAAGCCATTGTCCCAAAGCCAAGTCACTGCATAGAACTCAGCGAGATCACCCACTCGGCTTGTGTCCTTATTCAATGTGTTTCACTCCAATTGTCTCCAATGTGGTACTCGCCAGCCAAAGGGCAGTTGAGCTTGAAGTGAAGCCCTGCTGCTTGGATGGATTGTACCGCCAAGATCCCAAAGGATCTGGCTTGCTCTTCCTTGACTTCACTTTGTATTTCATCATGGATGTTACCTACAAACTTAAAGTCAAGACCCCACATAATAGCATACTCATGGAGGATACACAGTGCTTTTTTCATAACAATTGCACCTGCACTTTGGAGAAGTGTGTTCAATGCAGCATGTTCTGATCGGATATAAACCTTTCTACCATCAACACCAAATAAGAACCCTCTATGGCTTTTAGAGGACACTTGTTCCTTAAGGGCTGCTAAAGCAGGCACGTTGCTAAGAAACTTCTCCTTCAGCATCTTTCCCTCTCGGGAATCTTTACCCACAATGGACCCTATTTTGGCGTCTCCTGCCCCGTACAGGAAAGCGTAGATAAAGGTTTTTGCTTGGTTCCTGGTCTCCAGTCCTGCTGCTAGTTGGTTCTTTGTATGTACATCACCCGTTAGGATCTCCTTAGTGTACTCAGGATCATTCATGTAGTGTGCAAGCATTCTCAACTCAAGCCCACTGGCGTCTACACCCACCAGCTTGTACCCCTTTGGTACCACCCAGCAGGCTCTACAGTCAGTCCCATAGGGCTTCCCATTGGCTGTCACCTGTGCCATGTTGGGGTTGCTGTGTGTCATCCTCCCCGTCACCGCGCCATTGGTTCTAACCTCCCCATGGACTCTGCTGTCCTTGTCCACCAGTTCTAGCCAAGACTCCACCATAGCAATTCTTTTCTGTACCATGAGGTACTGTGCTATGAGTTGTGCTTGGGGAATAGGAACACCCTCTAGGACAGTTTCATCCACCTTGGGTTGCCCTGTCTCAGTGAACTCCTTGGGTTGCCATCCAAACCATTGAAGGTATCTCCCAATCTGCTGCCGCGAGCCAAGGTTGAAGGGTGACCAGCTTATCCTGCTGAAGGGTCCTGCCACCTGTTGCCATTGGTCCTCACCAAAGAACTTGAGACCCACTGAGGATAGCTCCCCATTGAGTTTGTACTTTGGTGTTACTTCCTTTTCAAAGACAGGTAGTGGTTTGAATACGGAGAGAACCGTATCCTCCAGCTCCATCAGTTTCTGCTTCAGTCCCCCGAGGAAGGTGTAGCACTTCCTTTGATCCAAGAGCCACCCATTGCGGGTTTGCTCTGTGATGATCCATGCCACTTGGTGCTCTAGTTGAATGGACTGCTCCGAGAACCCCTGTAGTTCCTTCAAGAGGTACTCATGTAGCCTCTTGGTCACCTGCACGTCCCTAAGACAATACTCGATCATCTCGGGGGTACATTGTGACCAATCACTATGATCACCCTTGGGGAACCCTAGAGCATCACCATAGGAGGCTAGACTGTGCCCTGCCTCCCTGCTGGGGTTTGCAAGCCTTCCAAGAACCAGGGTATCCACTACCCTAGCCCTATCAAAGGAAACACCCCACAGGCGTTCCAGTGCAGGCACATCGAACCCTATGCCATTGTGGAACACCCATGTGGATTCCTTGTGTTGATTGAAGAAGGTTACAAAGTCATCACGCCTCGTGAATGTCTGATTGTTGACACAGACCACCCATATCTTGTCCGGGGTCAGACTGTTCGCTTCTATGTCCGTGTACAGCAGCATTCTTTAGAGCCTCTTTTTCCTTCTTTTTACTTTCCTTGAAGTCTAACCAACTGTTTATTCCCTCCCAGATACCTTCAAGATTTTCTGCCTTGTACCATTTTCCATTAGCTCTATGCCTTGGTGAGTACATCATATTGTAAGGTGAAACAAACCAGAATGTTCCCCTATGACTAAAACACACTTGTCCATTGGAGTAGGGGTAAATATTTGTTTTCCCTTTGTCTATAAGAAACATTATTGTATCCACAATGAGATCAACGTCACCGTCTGACCTTGTTATCCTATACTGACCTACTCTTTTAGCCATGTCAAAATGGTACCTCGAAGTTTTCTTCAGCACTCTCTTCAAGTTCCACCATCCTACCAGTGTCCTTGTCATAGAACAAACGACAAGCCACACCCGTGAGACCCGCAAAGCGATTCTTCAGTACACGCACCACCGTGGTGTTTGCTTCCTTCAAGTCCTCAGCCTGCTGGTTACGTTCAAGACCAATCACACAGTCCGACAGCTGTGCAATAGCAGCAGAACCCCTTAGTTCACTCAAGGACACCTGAGCACCCTCCTCGTGACCCTTGGCGCCTTGAGGGCGTCTGAGGTGGGATACAAGGAACATACCAATGTTTAGTTCCTGAACCAAGGTTCTGAGCTTGGTCATGATCGCGTCAATAGCCCTTCTCTCGTCGCCAAAACCCTCTTGTGACGACACGATGATGCTGATATGGTCGAGAATGAACCATTTGCAATCATATGCTTTAGCCATGTATCGAATACGGCTGAACACACTGTCGTCATTAGCACTACCAAAGTGCTTCCAAAGGTAAAACCTTTCAGGGTTAATCTTCTTCAGCCAAGCAATACGATCCTCTTTGGTAACCCCTGGAAGGTGTAGGGGCTGGTTTGCCATGATCGAGGCAATACCCAGACCCGTCCTCTTGGGTACTTCCTCAAGGGCGATGACTGCAATGTTATCTGTGGTTTGTGTGTACAGGTAATACTCCATCTCTCGAAGGAGCTGAGACTTACCCATTCCAGACCCTGAAGTCACTGTCACCAGTTCACTAGGGCGGAATCCATAGGTGAGGTGATTTAGACCCTGCCAAGGGTAGAGAATACTATTATCCTCACCTTCCTCCTCAACCTCTTTGATAATATCCTCAAAGGTCACAATCCCATCAGGTTTGTGTGTCTTTGCATCCCACCAAGAAGTAGTAAAGTCAGTGACTCTACCTTCCTTAAGAAGGTCATTAGCATCCTTAAAACCATCAGGGATTTTCATTATCTTTAGCTTATGTGGGCTAAAGAGGTCTTTGATTGACTCTATGGCTGCCTTGCCAGCATTGTCATTATCAAAACACACAACAACACAGTCATAACCCTCTAGGAACTCTAGGTTCTCTTGGATGTCTTTACGGGCACCTTGGGAGCCAGTACGAATACTGACTACATCCCATTTATTATTAAACATCTCAGAGACAGCCAAAGCATCACATTCACCCTCAGTGATTGTAATAAACTTTCCAGACCCTTTACATATTTGTTGACCAAAAAGACCTAAACCAGAAGAGGTACCTTTTGAAAAGAAATTCTTATTTTGAACTATTCTTGTCTTGACAAAAGCAACATCGCTAGTATTAGCTCTATAGTAAGGATAGTGGTGCTTGGATATATTACCAGATGAATCATATTCAACATGGACATTAAACCTCTCACAAGTGGCTTTTGATATTCTTCTGTCCTGAATTGCATCAATAACACCAGTCAATTCTACTTGCACAATATTTCCTACATCAAAATTAATACTTGCTTTGTTTCCTGACCAGTAACCACAATTAGGTGTATAACAATAAGCATGATCATCATATACACCTAAGTTATCTTTAGATCCACACTTAGGACAACTAGAGTGTCTTAAGAACATACTCATATCTCATCTATATTAATTAAAACATATTTAGATTTACTATTGAGGTTTGTGCATTTAATAAACCTTCCTGGTTTTTTATAATCAAAGTTAGAACAATGAAAGTATTCTGCGTTCATCTTCCTGGATGACCAGAAAATTACATTGTCTCTGAGCACACCGTAAAGTGTAGCCTCACTGTCCATCATAACACCCTCTAGGACCGCATAGGAGCCCCTAGGAGACGTTTTGAGGGGTAGGGTAGCACCGACCTACCGGGTACCCCTCTCAGAGCCTCCTAGAGCCTCTGGTTAGAACCCTTCCACGTAAGCGCCTGCTGCTGTTTTGTCTGATCGCTCCACCAGCCGCACAGCTTCCAAATAGGGAGTAACCCCATAGACAGGGGAAGGTTTACCAAAAGACACAATAAGTCGAA